CCTCTATCTGCCTATTAGCGGCGGTTGACGATAACTCATCTGTCTGCCATTCAAAGGTCGTGTTGTCACATGAACCCCTACCTACACCATTTAGAAACGGCGTATCCGTAGGGCTTAAATTGTATATAATATTACTCAGGTCTTCTCTAATGCCGATAGCACTAAAGGTTTCCCTAGTATTTGTAGGAACAGCCATAGCTTTTCCCTCCTTTGTTAAAGTTCTACAAAATCCTCAAACAGACTAACCGCGTCATCAACGTGGCCTGACTGTTGGAGACGTTTCATTTGTGCAGTACGTTTTCTTTTATCGCTGGAACTCCTAGTTACACCCTTTCCAGAGCGAATAACTTTAGGTTTGTTCTTTAATTTTTTAGACCTTACATCTGAATTCTGCATCGCATCATATTTTTGAGCTTTCATAAGAACGAGCAAAGACCTATGATCTACCAAAGAATTTAACTCCTCTTCAGTAAACCCCTGTCTTGACGCATACTCCCGAATCGTAGAAACTATTTTTTTCTGCTTATCGGGTTCACCCCAATCGGGTAGCACTTCAACTAACTTGCCACTTTCCTCTTGTAGGGCGCGGGCTCGCATTACTTTATCGTCTTCAAGTTGCTTTTGATGGGCCATGTATTGATCCCTTTGCATTGCTTGGACTTTTTCCTGCGCTTCCCTAAACTCTTCTCTCCTAGTCACGTACTCGATTGGATCATTTTCTTTTATTGATTCCCAATCAACATTCGTAAACTTATCAAGATTTGATACTGAATTAGAAATAATCTGATTCAACGACTCAAGGTACTGCTGACGCTCTGCCCTAGCTTGGTGCATTTCGGAGGCGTATTGCGCCTGCAATTCTCCCATTTGCTTTCGCTCTTTGGCTACATCTTGCGTCTTACGAGTATAATCCGATTGGCGGCTATAACCGCTCATAAGTTCATCGAGAGTAACTTCTTGCTCTTC